GTCCTGTGTGGGGATATAGTGTACCTTTTGTGGGGGGGCACAAGATATTGTACGGAACATCACGTTTTTTTGTTCCTGTAAACAACATACTAATTACCCCTATTTGAAAAAATTTTTATTTCGAAACAACATTACCGTTCTCATCCACGGTATAGCGTCGTTCGTTCTTAGTGTGAACCTTGGCGTGACAGTCTCGGCATAGCGCCATGAGATTGTCTCTGTTTAGCGTCACGTCTGGGTCATGTATGTTCGTTGGGTTTAGGTGTTGTATGTGATGCACAGTGTCTGCAACATCGCCGCACATTTCACATATGTATTTGTGTTCCTTTAGGTATGCTTCTCGTGCTTTACGCCATCGTGTGGATTTGTAGAACTCTCTTGCAAAGTCCCGCACTATAACCGCATCCTTTCAAGCATTGGTATCTCGTTCGGGTTATCAATGTCACATGTGCCGTCGTTGATCTTGACGAAGCTGTTGAAGTCGATATGGTTCACATCTTGCTGTCCTCTAAGCACCGCCCAGAACTCCCACGCGATCGGCCGCCTAATAAACTTCCCTTGCTTGTCCATCTCCTTGGTGATACGCTGAGCCATGTGCAATCTGTCTTGGTCTACAATCTTCCAAGCGAATGGTTCTTCGTACGGTTTTGGATAATTCGCCGGGAATGGTGGCCCAGAAGCAAAAAAGTCATAATCAAGTGTCTCTTGATTAATAATTGTCTTTATTGCGTTATCACTAAACACAACGTCGCCGTGAAGGTATACAGCTGGAACACTTAACGGATAGAAGCAGTTGCACCAGTATCCATCCATGTTGTTGTATTCCCTCGCGACGTAGTGGTTGTCATGGTACAGAACAGGAACGTGACAATCATTGAACCACTTCGGGATATTGCTGCTTATCGAGATATCCTCGATTCCCTGTTCCCTTAACTGGCGTATGGTTCTGTCGATAATCCGCTCACCTCTGAACTCCAGTAAGTGCCTCGGCGTTTCCCACTTGACGTACTCACCGCCAGCCATGATTATATATTTGAATTTCATTTCCTCGCCTCTTTTAATAGATTAGACATCGTGCATTGATGGTTCTCTATCTGCTCTCTACTCATCATCTTGTACCAATCCGGCGTCCATGAGTTGTGCAACCATAACATGTTTGGTAACTCAATATCGTCTAGATGGTAGTTGTCCTCAAAGTAGAAACGATTGTATTTTGTTGGCCGGTCAACCCTTTCCTTGATCATATAGGTTTCCGGCCAGCCATTGCGGATGTCATCAATTGGAATTTCTTTGTGTTCCTGTAAGTACGGCTCTGCAAATCCGTTCATGAACACTGTCCAGTTTCCTGTATAGGTTGTTCTTTCTTGATACTTGCACCACTCAATCATCATGTCGGACTGCTTCTCTGCTCTTAAGTAACTCCCCGACATGTAACGTTTTTCTGGATTACCAACAAAGTCAGCATCTGGAAATTTCGCCTTAATCATGATCGTGTCTGTGTCGAGCCATGTTCCGCCGCTGTCCCTTAAAACGTGAACCCTGGCGATGTCCGATTGGTGAGCTGGTGCTTTGTAATCAAGTAAGTGAAGCGGCATGTCTGTGTACTGGCCAAGGTTTTCACGGTTCAATATCACAAAATGAACTTTCCACGTGTCAAGGCACATTTTTATATATTCTGGCATGCCGCCAGTCCAGAATGTGAATAACTTTATATCCATAAGCCTCTAAAAAATGGATTGAGGTTCTGCGCCCCCATCTAAGTCCAGATGTGGGTGGAACCTCATCCGTTTGAAAAGGAGAAAGTTGATATTTCTCATGGGTTAGTTGATGTTTCCATGAGAAAGTTGATGTTTCTCATACGACCCGGCGTGGTCCGCTTCATCGAGAGGCGTGCCGGGTTCTGTTCACTGGACACATTCCAATGTCCGTGTCCCCCATGCGCTAAAGGCGCTCGCATTATTGTTAAAACAGAGAAGGTAAGCAGTGACAGCCGTTGTTTTACCGAATTCGGTTGGATATTGTTTCTGTAATATTTACCCCCTCATATATAGTCACGAAAACACCGTTTTGACAACCAATTTAGAGAAAGTTTTTTAATTTTCTTTTTGCTTGTGCAAGTGATTTAGCAACAGCCTGTTTTGATATGCCCTTAGCTTCAGCAAATTCACTAATGCTAAGCCCGTAGAACTGAACAGCCATAAACGCATCTCTTTGCTTTGCCGTTAAGGTAGCGATCGCTTCATCCAGAGCCTCGGCAGTTTCGAGCCTGCATATCGTATCTTCAATCGGCTCTTCATTGTTGTCCAACCATTGGCTCTTGTCTCTGCTTATATCTAATTCAACGTGCCTCCTTGTTTCTTTCTGATTAGCGTTGTATTCCTCTCTGTCCATTTCCTTTAGGATTTCCAACCACTTCTCGTCAACATTGACGTTAACCGGTCCAGTCTGCGTCCAGTATGTATATTTCATTTCATCACCGCCTTTACAAACTCGCTTATAATGTTCAGGTTCCTCTCGTACAGCTTCTTGTCTATGAACTTATCAAGATTACCGGGCGGCATGTGCACCCAGCCCGTACCTTTAATAAACTTCATTCCGGCCACGCAATGCTCGCAATCGTGATCGCATGGGAAGAGGAACTTACTGTCCGCCATCGGTTTGTCGCATTTATATCCGAATTTCATCTTACGCCCCTTTCCCAGAATCGCTTGCATTTGCTGCCGCTCATCCGTTCATCAATCACTTTCTGCAGTAGATACGCCGCATGATCGTACTCTTCACGCCTCTCTCTTTCCTCCTGTAAGATGGCGTCACGTTTTACCTTCAGCTTCTCTTTTTCTTTCTCGTCCTTGCAGCCGTATAACTCAGCTTGGATATTTCCGGCCATCGCTATTCTTGTCATGCTCTGTACGAAGAACTCCTTGTATTTCTCTTCCATCACCTCGATTGTAATCTCTAACTGGCGCCTTGTCAAGTCCCCGCTCTCGAGCTTCTTGATTATCTCTTTCATTTCGTACCTCCCTTAACAACCTTGAACTTGTTCCTGATCGAATCCGGCATCTGCGTCCGTTCCTTCTTCGGTTCAGGCTCGAACTCTTTGTACTTCGGCGGCTCCTGGATAAATGGAACATTGCTTTTGCCTTGAGGCGGTTCCTTTTCTCTTGCCTCCCATTCTTCTGCAACCTTGATCCAGTCCGTTATCGCCTTGCCGTTTTTCCGCTTCCAACCAGTGCCCTGATAATAATCAAAGAACCTTTGTGGATTCGATTTATACCCCCTCTCCTTGAAAAGGGAAAGTACAGAATCAAAGTCGGGCTGGCCCCCTACTTCTTTATATTCTTTACTTTCTTTAATGTGGTTAGTTGTTGGTTGGTTGTTGGTTAGGTTGCTGGTTGATTTGCTGGTTGGTTCAGATTCTCCAAGTTGATATTTTCCCCAGTTTTCAATGGTTATAATAGAGAATTTGTTGGTTGATTTGATGGTTATTTCGTTGGTTGATTTTAAGTGTTCTAGTGCAGTCCTTATTTCCTGCTCACTTAATTTCAACTCTTTTTTTAGTAATTTTCTTCCAGTAACAACCTGACCAGGCTTAATCTTGTAACCGCGGTACTCACACTCTTCCCATGAGGCTGTTAAAAGTAAGTGAAGAAATACAGCCTTGGTATTGGGATCACTATACCAGCCCCACTTGGTGAACTTTCTGTGAAGCTTTATATATCCTCCCCTCATTTTGATCCTCCCTTTGAATGCATCGTTAAAACCTCAACGTTATCGCTTACTAATTTACAGGAATTGTTGCCTTCCAAAATTTCAATTATCCTATGGCCTGCGTCATCAGGTGAGCAGAACTGGAACTCACATCCATAGCGAGATTCACATATACTCATAGCCGTGGCCAATTGAGTCCCCTGCACAACTTTACCACTATGTAATTTCATTTTCACATCATAAAGGTCGCTAATCTCGTCAAAACGCTTATCTTCGATTAGGAAAACAAGTTTGATCCCTGCCATTTTTGCTCCCTTCATCTCCTCGGCAAATCGGTTTCTTTCGGAAATGTTGCCGCATAGATTTTGCGCAATTTCGATGATTGACTGTTTTGTGTCCACGGCGATAGAGGGTAAGACAATATAATCGCCATAAGGCAGCCTTGCCCTTTTAACAATAATACCTTGATTTTCGAAATACACACGTTTTTCCTCATGTTTTCCCAATTTATTACGGGAATCTTCAATTATCACCGTCATCGTTGTTCACCTCCTCAATATGTCGCCATATAAATCCTTTATGCGTTTTTAACGTTCCACAGCAGCATTCACTAACATGGCCTTGATGGAACCCTGCCCGTCCGGCGCTCGCGGTCGATTCAAAAAAGTGCACTCGCTCACCCGTTTCGGGATCAAGGGCAACTACTGGCTTTTTGGAATGTGATTCACTTAGCCTTCGTCTAGTCTCCTCTGATAATTTGCTCCCCTTTTTTGCCGCGCTGATTTTTTCTCTCACTTCCGGCCTATTCATAGCCTCTTTAACCGCTCTACGGTGCACCTCGCGCGCCTCCTCGCTCCTCTCTTCCAGCTCTCCTCCACTTGTACGATTGTAACCAAAGTTGCGATCATATGACATGTTTTCTTTTATGAGCAATTCTTCTATGTTTTTTGCAATCGCGACTGGAATATTTTTGTACAGAATGAAGTGCCCGAAATTGCTCCACCCATATTTTTTAATAGCACTCATAAAATGTGCATTTCTATAATATCCATAACCATTTTTCCATCGGTTTTCAGGTTCCTGAGTTGTAATCCCGAAATATTTCTTCCCATTTATCAAATTAACGTGCGCATAAACCGCACAATTATCTTCAGACATAAAACCTCCTTCTATGTGGTGGAGGAGCCATCCCATAAAACTCCCCCACCAGACACGATTTTAATCGTGCATGCGGCCCGCTGCAATGGGAATCAGCCACACCACGATTATAAAAATACCAATTAATAACTTAATCATTTTACTTTTTCACATGGCTAATTGTTACTGGAATTGAAACCGCAACCAGAACGCCAAGAACAATAAGACCTGTAACCATTATTTTACTCCTTTCTGCATTTCTAAATGCATTTACCATATAAGTTAGCCTTATGGCTTTTCATATTTCCAACCCGATTCTCAGCCCTCTCCTCTTGCATCTCGACCTCATAGTCGATCTCCTCAAAGAGTGCCTTCAAATCGTCATACGTTGGCTCGTCAAATATAAGCTCAACTTCATCCTCACAGAGAGGAGCCTCGGCTGATACAGGCTCCGGCCACTCCCTGCGCTTTCGCCATCTTTTCGGCGTAAACATGATCCCCTCCTTACTTCTTCTTCGCCTTTTGAGTTAGTACACAAAGGTATGCACAGAATGCGACAACGGCTATACTCGAGCCAATTACCTCAATAGTCATTTTATTCCTCCTTACTTTCTATTCTTTCTATGAGCGTTGATCGCTCCCTTGCTCCAGCAAAACACACCAACAACAAACACTGCAAGCGCAAGCCCGCAAAATACTACATCAGCTCCAATATTCATTTTGTACCTCCTTACTTTTCGTCAATATCTTCAATACACAGCTCAATATAATCGAGCTTCTTACCAATACCTTTTAACAATTCACTCTGCTCGAGAAGCGCCTGTAGTATGGCTACCTCTACACCCTTGCCAGGAAACTGCTCCTCTGCCGCTTCGATTCGGCCTAGTACTTCCCTATATGCGTATACGTCCATCATTTCTCCTTTCTCTTTTTTCCTTCCGTGAGCTTAAACTCAATTCTATAGGCCGCAGCAGCAGCCAGGATTGTAACCGCCGCTCCTAAACAAAATCCACAAAACATCTTATTCCTCCTCTCCCACGTCGCTGTGTTCTTCTTGCACCTTTCCGTTATTCAAATCCTCTTCTTGACTTGGATAAGCCTCTGCCTCTTGTTCATACAGTCTTATCAGTTCATCGTACGGTGAAGCATATAACATTTTATTCCTCCTTTCTTGAAGTGCAATTTTTGCACATCATTTCCACCGCATAGACCAGAATGCAAGAATAGCCATACCGATTAGCGCCGCTGATCCGATGATATACATTATCACTTCAATTCTTGGTGCAAAATTTGAAATATCCACTTCGGATCACCTCCTTAGAATGGAATCTCATCATCTTTAATGGCCTCGAATCCAGGTATTGTCGTATCTGTGACATTACCGACACTCTTGGCCTCTGTCGCTCCAGCTGTCTCATCGACCTTTTCCGGGATAGCGTAGTCCTCGTTGTAGATCGTCTCGATCGTCACAAACTGTGCATTGTAAGTGTCGAGCTTGGTTTTGATCTTGCCGTCGTTTCCAATATATACCTTCTCGCCAACAATCATCCCGATCCGAGCGCCGACCATCTTTTCCTCGTCGATGTCTTCCCAGTCACCAATGACGATCCCCTCAATATCCGGGTTGCATTCAACCAGAGTATCAACAAACTTCTTGAAGAATGGTAGCGCTCTCTCCGTATAGGATTTAATAAAACAGCCGCCCCAGAAGTTGAACTTATCCTTGATCTCCTTGTAATAGCCGGCAAACTGACCCTCGGCAAAATCAAACTCGAATTCAACCCGATTCAGTTTTGAATTGTTCTGGGCTTTTGTGATCTGGATAACATAACCACCAGGACCAGGTTTGCTGTAATTAGAAGCATTAACGTCTTTCAAATTAAGATTGAGCATTGTTTTGTTCCTCCTTGTTCATCTCATTCATTAACTGTGCGATCTCTAATTCGTACTCTAAAAGCGTGCGTTGAAAAGCTGTATCAAACCACATGATGATCAGATACAAAAAGCAAGCCACACACATCAGGATTATAGCATGGGCCAGCATAAGCATCACCTCCGTCCGATAAACGCTCTAATGGCTCGCTTTTGTTTACGATAATAGATTTCGTTTTCAACAAGGTATGCAAACCCTGTTAGGGCAACTGCCACAGCTGAAACGATGAGCGCTTGTCTGAACATTCTTTCTCCTCCTTTCCATCCTTGCTGTACGGCTTAGGCGAATACCACCCGCAATACTCTGGACCAACACACGCATGCCCAAGTGTATAGCAGAACGGCTTACCATTAACTAACGACTTCTCATTTAGATGTATGCACTTTCTGGCCACGTCTCTCCCTCCTTTCAAACCTTTCACAGACTACACTTCCCAAACAATAACGGTTGTAGATTTCACACTTTTCAGTGTCATTGTTCCTGTACTTGCAGTTCCACGTATCCCTGACAAGTTGTGGTTTTATTCTTTTCACACTCATGACATTCCCTCCATCAACTCCACATAACTCATTGGATTACTAATAACGTGCGTCTCCCTGCAGTATTTGCAATGTCCGCAGCGTGTAGGATCACCCCCCACCTTGTACGCTGCGAATATCGGCGTGTAGTGTTCAAGCAGTCCCTTAACCGGAGACAGAAACTGATCGTCCATCGCAATCAGGTGGATGTCTGCCGGCTCCTCCTTGGTTATAACCGCAAAGTAGAACGGCAGGTTCTTGTCGAAGTTCTGTTTGACCAGTTCTTTGTAAACGTATGCCTGAATGTCGTAGCCATATCCTTGAATGAATGTGACCTTTTGGCCATCCTTGTAAACCGGCTTAATGTCTCTCATGTATTTCAAATCGACAATCATATCATCATGCAGAACATCAATCATGCCTTTCCACTTCTGACCGAACAACTCACCAGTAAGGACAATTTGCTTAGCTCCATCAAGGTAGTTCATAAACACAGGATCACGCCGAGCCCGTTCAACAGCATTTGCCGCCCTCTTAAATGGCGCCTTGAGATCACCAGACCTCCGGCATCTTATTTCTGGATGTCCTGCGACAAACTCCAAGAGGTCGCCAGTCAATGCAGCGTCAACATAGCTTCCCTCTAACAGTGCCTGTGTTGGCTCATCCCTGAACGAACCGTCAATATAGGCCATCGCTGCAGCCGGGCACTCCATGAAGTGTTTGAACTGCGATACGCTGAAATATTCCTGACTTGCTTCAGGGCTGTAATAATTTTCTCTTGTAAGCTCCATTTCTCCCTCCTTTACTTAGGTTCAAAATCTCTCACACGGACAGCCGCCACAATCTGACCGAATGCAGACACCGCAGGGTCGACATACAGCTGTAACTTGCGGCCAACCCATTCATCCATGTACGGAGTTTTCAGTGCCTTTTCAATGTTCTTCATGTTGGTTGTGTTAAGAATCAGCGGTTTAACGTCACCATCGAAGTACATTACAATTTTCTCCTCGCTGCCTCCGTTTGGGTTTTGGATTTTCTCTTGGCGCAGGTCTTTGATTTTTACGATCATTTCCTGATCCCGATCAAACGCGTAAGTTCCAAGATAATCCGGGTTCGTTGTTTTCTTCCAGTGAATGTGTTCTACCATTTTTTAATCCTCCTCATAATATCCTTTAGTTTCATTAAGTGCTGCCATAAACATGTTCTCGTTTCCACTTACAATGAGCCAATTCGCCATCTCGTCGATCACGCCAAGTGTAAAGTCTAAATCTTTAGCCTGTCTCTGCGTAACAAACTCGATGAACGCATCGCGGCCATTTATGTAGCTACCATACCCTTCATCTCCTGATTTGTACTCAATCATTCTCCTCCTCCTTTCCTTCTTCTTCTTTTTCTGCCCATGAACAAAAGTCATCTGGCGAACAGAGAAGATCGTGAAATATGCACATGTGCTTATTACGAAAAGACCATTCGCTCTCTGTGTCGTACCACATGCACTCTTTGCAGTGCATTATCTCCTTTTCCTTATTCATTGTTTCCTCCTTTCTTTACCATGCAACCGCTCCTTCCCTCGTCATGAAGAAGTGAATCCCGTGGCTGCATTCGTTCCAGCGGTTGTCATCCCAGCTATCAGGATATACCATTTCCCCGACCTTGTAAATCCAGCAACGATCTGTCATAATCTCGGTTACGTCCGCGTTTGTTCCGTCTATATTCTGGATTTCCAAAACCTTTGCCCTGCTCGCTCTGCACTTGTTCGTGGTTGCGCTTGATCGAAGCGCGTCTTCTGGGATTTCCAGTTTTACGATGTATTCGCCGGACTTTTTCCAACCAACCTTTTTCCAACCAATAAACGATCCCGTTTCCGGGCACTCCATTGGCCAGTCTATTTTTGTTTCTGCGTCAGTTTTCATTCCGTCTGTGGCAGCGTGCCACATGTATGCCCCTCGCAGGTCTGCCCCTCGCAGGTCTGCATTTGCAAAGATGGATATCGCGCAGAAGGCTTCCCGCAGGTCGGCACCTTGCAGGTCGGTGCCTCGAAGGTCGGCATCAGAAATGTCTGCCCTCCGCAAGTTCGCGCCCCGCAGGTCAGCTCCACGCAGGTCGGCATCCCGTAGGTCGGCATCCTCAAGGTTGGCACCCCGAAGGTCAGTCATAAAAAGGTCAGCCTCTCGCAGATCAGCACCCCGCAGGTCTGCGCGACAAAGGTCGGCCCTCCGCAAGTCTTCCCAACGCAAATAGGCATTCTTCATGTCGGCATCCTGTAGGATTGCTCGTTTTTTGCCCGGTTGGTCATATAACCATTTCTTATGGTCCCGTAAAATCTTGTTTAACTCCTCTCTGTTCATTGTTTCCTCCTTTACCATGCAACTGCTTCATCTCTCGTCATGAAGAAGTGAATCCCATGGCTACATTCATTCCACCGGTTGTCATCCCATTTATCCGGGTACACCATTTCCCCGACCTTATAAATCCAACATAGGTCTGTCACAATCTCGGTTACGTCCGCCATTGTGCCGTCCATATTCAAGATTTCCAATACCGTTGCCATACTCGACCTACACTTGTTCGTCGTGGCGCTTGACCTCTCTGCGTCTTCCGGGATTTCAAGCTTGATGATGAAACGTCCAGCCTTCTTCCACCCAATAAATGAGCCGGTTTTGGGGCACTTCATTGGCCAGTTTATTTTTGTTTCTGCGTCAGTTTTTATTCCGCGCGTATAAGCGTTTTTAAGGTCAACGTCTCGCAAGTCAGCCCCTCGCAGGTCGGCATCCATCAAGTTTGCTCCACAAAGGTCTGCCCCTCGCAGGTTAGCACTTTGCAGGTTGGCACCTCGCAGGTATGTGCCAGTGAGGGGTGTGTTAATAAAGTCTGCTCCACACAAGTCTGCGCTCATAAGGTTTACTCCACGGAGATCGCAATCGCGCAATATTGCCCCTCGCAGGTTAGTACCTCGCAAGTCGGCCCCCATCAGGTCGGCCCCCTGTAAGATTGCTCTCTTTTTTTTATTGTTCTCGTTCATTGTTTCCCCCTTTCCTTACCATGCAACCGCCTCATCTCTATCCATGAAAAAGTGAATCCCGTGGCTACATTCGTTCCAGCGGTTATAATCCCAATAGTCGGGATATACCATTTCACCGATCTTATATATACCGCACCAAGATGATGTCGCCACGGTTTTGTCCGCTTTTGAGCCGTGTTTATACTGGATTTCCAGCACCCTCGCCATGCTTGCCCTACACTTGCTCGTGGTTGCGCTTGACCTCTCCGCTTCTTCTGGGATTTCCAGTTTTATGATGTGCTCGCCGGCCTTTTTCCACGCAATAAATGATCCAGATTCCGGGCAAGCCATCGGCCAGTCTATTTTTGTTTCTGTGTCAGTTTTTATTCCGTATGTGTAAGCGCGCCACATGATTGCCCCTCGTAGGTCTGCCCCTCGTAGGTCTGCATTTGCAAAGATGGTTCCCACGCAGTAGGCTTCCCGCAGGTCGGCGCCCAGCAGGTCGGCTTCCCGCAGGTCGGCACAAGAAAGGTCTGCACCCCGCAGATTAGCACCTCGAAGGTCGGCGCCCAGCAGGTCAACTCTACGCAGGTCAGCAAAGCTCCCGTCCGTTTTTAATTTAAGCCATTTCTTATGGTCCTGTAAAATCTTATCTAATTCTTTTCTATCCATTGTTTCCTCCTTTCCGGCTTGCCTCATCAGCTGGTAGATTGCCACCCTCTCCAGGACAGCCCCGGAGGGCTGTTTCGGCTATGTGCCTCTCTTAGTTGCGCTTCCGGAAGATTCCACCCAGGATTCCAGCCAGAGCCAGGATGAAGATGATTGCCCATCCGAGGATCGGGTGACCGTCTCCGGTATCCGGGCTATCAACTGTCTTTGCCTCCGCCTTGGCTTCGGTCTTTACCTTGATTGTCTCGGTGTAGATCGTCTCAAACTCTGCGTCATCGTCAACGTCCTCATCGTCCGGGTCGATTACCGGATCATCCGGATCGTCAGGCTCGTCCTGCTCCCAGATCGCCGTAAAGGTTACTGTGGTGTCTCCGTCAAGATCAGACGCCTTAATCGTCCAGGTGTCGCCGTCTTCGTACTGCTCGCCGTCTTCACCTTCCCAGTACAGGAATGTCCAGCCCTCAACCTCATCAGGTTCGGAGAATGTTTTGGTGTACTCACTAAACGCTCCCTCATTGCTCCAGCCGAATGATCCAGTGCTCACCTCATCATTGCCGATGACAGTAAGTTTCGGAAACTGCTTTTCGCTGTACTGTGCGTACACATTCAGTGTAGCCGTCGGGCCTTCCTGGCCTTCGAACAGTGCGATGAAGTCCTTACCATAGAACCGATCACCGGCCCATGTGTTTCCGAGCTCATCCTTAAACTCTCCAGTGAATGTATAGGTTGTCAGTCCTTCAGTGATCGGGCTGTACTGATTCGCGGCGTTCTTTGCCTGCTTCCAATTATTGCTCCCGTTAGCTACCGCCGTCCATGTCTGTGCTACCGAGTATCCGCTATTTTTGCGAACGTGAATTTTGACTGTGACTTTCTCGACCGGGACCGTTTCTTTTACGGCCGCCTTCTCTTCAACAACTTCGATCTTCTTTTCCTCTACAGTGGCAGCCTCCACTCGCTGAACCTCTTCTCTTTGAGGTTCTGCTTGTTGTACCGGTACCGCTTCGACGTCATTACTCTCTTTGACTGCTTCTTTTGCGGGTGCTGTATCTCCACCAGAATTGTCGTTCTCGCTGACCGCTTCAGTGTTAGTAGTCGTTTCATTGCCCTCGTCTCCATAAACAAAATCGGTGTACAACCAGGCCCCAATCGCCAGTGCCAGCACAAGAGCCAGCGACAGGAATGTGATCGCAGCCGCCTGCTTCTTGGTTTTGTCGTTCAATGTTTCATCCTTCTTTTCGACGAACCCCCTTGATGTGTAATATTTCATTTTCTTTCTCCTTTCAAGATTTCAACTGTGTGTTTGTAATATGCTGTTAAGTTTGATATTCTGTTGTCTGTCTCGTCCCCATTAAGATGTAGGACTGTGAAATCTTCAGGCAATCCTATAATTGAATCGTATACGATCTCGCCGGGGTTCGTACCTTGTGGCCATTCGATTTCAAGCTTGTCTTCTGTTCGTCTAATAAACCCGAGGTTGCTAACCTCAAGCTCTGGGTTGCCTTTCATCAGGTACCATTTCTCCCTCATGACTTCCTCCTTTCTATGTGAGCTTGAAGCTCAGGTAAACCGCAACGGCTACAGCTATAACCGGTATGATTGTACATATAATGTCTGTTACTGTGTACTTGTTCATTTTCTCCTCCCCTTACATTGGTGTGCCGCCGAGCGTCGATGGCGGTTGTGTAATAACTGCGATGATTGTTATAGCCGCGATGATGATCATCACCTCGACTACTGTTTTAATAATGTCTTTCATCTCTTCCTCCTTTCGTTCCTTCTCAACTGGGTTTCGATCCTCTTCAATGTAGAACGCGTCTGTCATCAGGTCAAAGTTGCCCGACCAGGTTCTAATGTTTTGTAACAATCTTTTCATTTTTTTCTTCCTCCTTAAAAACTTGCTGCATCAGCCACCATTGATTTTTTTCAATGATCTTCATATCTTCTTCGGTAAGTTTGTTTGTATTCATTTTCTTTCTCCTTTATAGCTTGTCTCGTCAGCAGGTAGGTTGCTGTCCTTTCCCGGACGGCCCTGAGTTGGGCCGTTTCGACTTTTGGATTTCCCTTTCTTCCCGGAGTTACCAGAGAAGTCCTTGCGGCGCTCCCCCTTCCGGGATCGTGGCGGTTCAGGTGTTCCCTTTATGACCCCTCCTTCCCGAGCTTCCGCGTCCCGGTGGTTCCTCCCCACGAGGAGGGGTTTTTATCCTTCCTTCAATTATAGTATATCGTAGTTTTTAGTATTTGTCAAGTGGTTCTGAAAACTTTCTTCAAATTTTTTTCTCCTTGCGTCCAGCTCGTCAAGCTTCTTATCAATATCTTCACTTCTCTCGAACTGGGTGTTGATCTTGTTCAATTCCTTCATTCTTTCGTTATAATTCATTTCGTTTATCCCTTCTTCAATTATAGAATATCACAAGCTCAAGCACTTGTCAACCCTTTTTTGCAAAACCATTCAAGAAATCTTCAAGCTCCTTTGCTTCTTTGCGCTCTTTCATAATTCTTAACTCTTCCATTTGGTTTAGAATATGATCAGTCTTTCTCTTTGGTTCAAACTCTCTATTTCTTCTGTTCAACTCTTTCATGTAAGCGCAATATTCATCGTGTGTCATTTGCCTTTCCTCCTCAACGTCAATTAAGTTGTGAGCTGTCACATCTCCTCTCTCAAACTGCTCGAGCGATTCCTTGATCCAAGCCTCGTTCTTATTCATTTCTCCTCCTCCTCGTTGCCCAGCGCTATGTAAGTGTGTGTTCCCAACTTCATCCCTTTGGCTGCCCACCTTACCGCAACATCACCTTTTCCATAAAGTGATTCCATGATCATTGAGAGCAAGTATATCATTGCTGTGATCGACCCCATTGTGTACGGTATCGAGGATGTTTTATACTTCTTAATAATTTCCTCTGCGTTATTAAACACTTCCGATGTTCCTCGGTCCATTTCTTTCCTTTCTTCCTCTTTCATTGTTTATCCCTCCTTTACATTATGTTGTATCCATGCTCTGGGTTACGGCTGTCGTAACGCTTTATCCAATACTTTTCTCTTTCAATAACCTCTTCGTATGTCAGCCCCCACTCAAGAAGTTCGTGCCGGATGTTGTCCCAGCCGTAGACTGCTATGCATTCGTCGTAGAACTTTTGGCCTTGGTAGCCGCTGCCTCCTTGCCATCTCACAAGATTTACTGTTTTAACGTCTTCGCCAAACGATCTGCCAATATATACCTTTCCGAGAGGGTCTGTGTGGATGTACACGCAGAAGTTGTTGCCTTCGCGGTCGGCGTGGATGTAGTTGTTCTCATACCACTTTTTGTGCTTGGCGAGTGCCTGCTCCCTGTTGTTCCAGTAGTATTCTCTTTGCTTGGCGAGTACCTGCTCCTTGTTATTCTCTTGGTATTCCTTGTGCTTGGCGTTAAATTTCTCCTTGTTGTTTTGATAGTATTCCTTTTGCTTGGTGCGTACATACTCCTTGTTGTTTTGGTAGTATTCCTTTTTCTGGGTGAGTGCATGCCCCTTGTTGTTCTGGTACCATTCTTTGTTGTATTCCTTTTTCCTGGCGCGTTTCCTAATCCGCGAACACTCTTCCGAGCAACAGATTTGCCGGCCGTTATGTGGGTCAAATTCTTTTCCGCACACTATGCACCTCTTCATTTTGTCCACTCCTTTTCTTTACTGTATGGCCACCATCTCCTGACCTTCACCGTCAGTCGCCATTCTCATTGTCTCGTCATCGTAATAGGCAACCCCGTTACTATCTGCGACCACCCAGCCGCCGTCTACCTTGTCGATTACCGTGATCCAGTGATCCAGGATTCCTTTGCCCCCGTAGTATACTGTTTCAGCGTGTACCGCGATGATTGCCACTCCCTCTTCGGCGGCTACTTCGAGCTCGTCCAGTGTCGGGTTGTTAACCCAGCTGCTCTCAATCCCCGCCATCTCGTACATGATATTTTGAATATCCATCGCTGTAGTCCCACCAGCCTTTGTAGCGAGTCCGTGAGTTACTGCATAGCTCATGACTTCTTCTTCAGTTGTGTCTGATTCTGTTACGAGGTCCATCACGTTACTGGCGCAAACAACTCCGCAGTTCTCGTACATCTGGTTATAGTCAAGTCCTTCGATTGTGTATACCGGCTCACTTTCCTTTACCTGTCCAACCTCTGAAGTTGTGCCGACTGCTACTTCTTGCTGTTCCACATCATTTGTACACCAGACAAATGCAAGTATTGTGATTGCGAATGTTATCACTATTGTTGCTGCAAGTATTATTGTTACGATTATCTCTTTCATTGTCTTCCTCCTCTTTCTATATCTTTAATCGAGTTTTCGTTTTTTTTCTTTGTGACTTTTGCGGCCCGTTCGTTCCCATTCTTCCATCGCTGGAGTTGTCTCTCGCTCGCCTTTCGGGTCTTGGCGGTTCAGGGGGCTCATGACCTTGGTTTAACGAGCATCCATCGTCTCGTCGGTTCTTGGCCTCGAACCAAGGTGTTTCCTCTTTCAACTATAGTATATCTTAGTTTTTTGTTTTTGTCAAGGGTTCTCTGACACTTTTTTTATTCTATTTCTCTCGCCACCCACTCCGGAAGCTTGTATGCTGTAATCAGTGTAGCCTTATTTTCATTTTCCGTGAAGATGAAGAGCGAGTCCTTGAGGATTTTGTAAATGGTGTTTTCACTCCCGTTGTTATTGCGATTCTTTCTGTTGACCCAGCCCGCAAGCTTCGGGGAAACTGCTCTTGCGTCTGTTCCGAAGTCGGCCGCCATCTGGGCTATAACCTTCGCTGTGTTGCCTGTTATATTGTATCGCTCAGCTATTCTTTCTACTCCGTGCTTTGTAAGGTTTACTTCCTTAACGGCTTCGAACACTTTTCCGTTTACTTTGTATGTCTTCATTTTTTGTTTCCTCCCCTTTTCAATTATAGAATAGCATACGTTAATCACATTGTCAAGGGAAAATGACGAAATAAATGACGAAATAAATGACGAAATAAATGACGGTATAAAAAAATCCCCGACCGAAGCCGGGGAAAAAGAAAGAGGGAGGAACCCCATCGAAATGGGCAGTATTATGGGAGGCGTTCTTTGAACTCGTCAATCCAGGACCACATAGCTTTTTCGTCAGCCTCGAGTTGAGTGACGCGCTCCACAAGATTGTTGTGCTTCTCGACTTTCTTTTCAAGTTGCTCAATCCTGTAAAGTGTTTTTCCAGCCTGTGTAAATGAGATCGCCAAGTTTGAGATGACCGCGCAAGCTCCGGTTATGATTGCTACAATGATCGCTTCTGTCATCATTTCTTCGCCTCCTTACTTTGCTCTATAAACATTGTATATCTTGCACTCGGACGGCTTTCTCAGCGTGCTGAAATTCTGAATCCGTCCGTAGGTCTTGCCAACATAGTGTGCGTTAGCAATCTTCCCGTTACCAAGATAGATCGCGATATGACCACCGCCGCCCTTTTTCAGGTAGAATATCACATCGCCCGGCTGCAGGTTCTTTGTGCTCTTGCATTGCGCCAGATACATATAAGGGCTGCTGGCCGCATACTTCCTGACGCCATCCAGACCGCGCGGCCACTTAGGATCAACCCCGGAAGCTCTTAAGACAGTGCCAACGAATACGTCACAGCTTACGCCTTTCTTTGGCCTGTCACTCCACTTGCTGCGGTTCGGATAGGCCTTATTCAGTGCTTCCTTATAAGCCGCAGTTGGTTTCCCGCCAGGGTACTTATATTTACTCGACGATGTCCCAGCTGGCCACGCACACGCCTGCGCCATTGCTACAATCTTTTGCGCGTTCGTACTCGGTGTCGGAGTTGGTGTCGGAGTAGGCGTGGGTTGCGGTTGTGGATTCAGCCCGTAATACTGATTCAGGTAGGTCTGTAGGGCCTTAATGGTGTTCTTGCCAAACTTGCCATCAACAGACAGGTGCGCGCCCTTGCTATTAAGGAACCGCTGCAACCTTTTTGTTGTATTTGGCCCCCACTTGCCATCTTGAGAGGCCCCAACACGCTTCTGAAGATGTTTAATTGTATTCTTTCCGATCTTGCCATCTTGTGAAACGCCAAGCCATTTCTGCATGCGCTTCTTTGTGTTTGGGCCAAACTTGCCGTCGACCGATAATGCTTTCATGGTTTCCTCCTAAAAAAGTTACCTTGGGTTTAAGACTCCGGCCTACTCTCGCCGCCTGGATTAGCCTTAACGGCATCCGGCGGCTGCGGGCCTCATTGAGAATACGCGGGGTTTCTTATATATTATTATTATATTATATTAATATAATATAATAATATATAAGAAACTGTCTAATTTTGCACCATCTTGTTGCACTTTTACAAAATCTGGAAGTGCAATTTTTGCACCCACAAGCCGGGGGACTGGGCCTCACCACTTCCCGGTCCCCCTTAATGGCGATGGGTTAAAGTAGCGAAACCCGCTCCGCCTGCCGGCGTAACTGGTTATAGGCTGATTTAATCAAGTTGCTCCATTCCTCCGATTCTACTATCAATGTGCTTTTTACGATCCTTTTCCTCTGCAGCTTTTGCATCGTTCCAGTTTCTCATATCTCCGACCAGATAACCCGTAATTCTGCGGATGCGCTCAAATGGAACCTCTTCAAATTTATAGTTCAAATCGACATATTCGCCATCAATGTGTATGTCGAGCTGTTTCAGTTTACGGTTGTGTTTCTTTTCCAAATAATCAACGTATGCTTGCTCTTCTTTTTCTGAAATACAGTTTCCCGTAACGTTTACCAATTTAGTCTCCTTTCCTGTCCTCTATTTTTCGATATAAGATAGACTTCTCTCCAGCCACCCAATGATACCTAAAACCGCATTTAAACGATTCTAGGTACCATTTTGTGCCTTCTAGGGGTATGTCTGAAGCGGTTTTACTTCTTGACGGTTTCGTTAAGATACCGCTGCAGAGCCATGATAGTTTTGCGTCCAAATTGACCGTCAACCTGAACCTTGTGACCGTTCTTTCCAAGATAACGCTGCAGCGCCTTGGTTGTGTTCGGTCCCCATGCTCCATCGGCCTTGGTGTCAACCTTATTTTGCAGAGCCTTTACGGTTGCCTTGCCAACAATGCCATCCTGGTTAACTCCGAGCCAACACTGCATTTTTCGCTTCGTGGCCGGGCCAAAATCACCATCAACAGCAATATGCGCATACGGGTCAGGAGTTGGTTTTGGTTCTGGCGGAACGTATCCGTTGTAAGCGGGACGCGCCGCACTACAAACCTGTGTGTAGTACCTTGTCTTCCTGCACACCATTCCGCCGTTACTTTGCGAGCCGGATACTGAGGTGTTGCCCTCAATGCAGATCAGGTTATTCCCGGACACGCTTTCAACGATGCCGATGTGCTGCCTGTAAGCGTTCATCTTGCCAAAGTCGAAGCACACGATGTCGCCTGGCTGTGCCTGTCCAAGGTACCACTGACGGGTTGACCTTGAAGTGTTTTTTTTCATGATCCACTTGCCGCCGCACTTAGAAACGACTTGATCCTGCGCATAGGCAGCGTTTGCATTGTGCGGGAATAAATTTCCGCAACCGGCGTGTTGGAAGCACCACCAGCAGAACTCGGCGCACCATGCTACGCCATTAAGGCCGAACTCCTTGCCGTATTTCTGTTTGTTCGAGCCGGCAGGAGATTCCTTTACACCGATCTGTGACCGTGCAACCTTAAGGACATCTTGATTAGTTGCCAAGATTATCACCACCCTCGAAATAATCGTCAGGCAAATCCTCCTTTTCGGGAATGTCGGTAGTTCCCAATGACGCCATGATCGGAGACAGGATTGCCATGACTACGCCAACGATCACGGGTTTCAATGCCGGGTCGATTGAGAACTCACCGACAAGCAGGTCAAGGTTTGCAATGATTACACCGATAACGCCTTGCAGGATTGTCCGCAAAAGTCTGTATTTTGCGGAGTTATTGATTAAAAATCTGTTCATATCGTCCCTCCTTTATAAACTGTTGCCAGCTTTAATACCATAAATTCTGTACGGCCTACAAACCGCATTGTTTTCCGTTTGATTAACATATCCAACGGTAAATTGAACTCCGGTAGATGTCGGCATGAACCATCTCCACCTCATACTCGCCGCTACCATTGAATTTTGCACACAAAGCGCACTCGAGCCAACTCCTGATCTGAACGGTGTCGCATGACCAGCCGGTGCCGTTCCACCTGAAACAAACTCAATTTCAGCATAGTCATAATTCGATAAATCAAGCGAAACTGTCTGCGCACCAAAATTTGCGTTGGGACTTGGATTTGTCCACAGAAGCGCCCGCCTATCAGCTTGGAGCAGTTGTGCTATAATTTTATACAACCTCGCGGGACCGTCGTGCGAAAGGTTTAACGCGGTTTCGATTGTGTCTAACTCGTCATCGTTGATAATTGCACCGTTAATTATCCTCCAGTTAGCACCATCATAGGAAAACATGACAACATGTCCCGGGTCCCATGTGCATGAACCACCAACGTTTGAATATTGATCGTTTACCAACACCCGAATAGCGCCTGTTCCGTTCACATTTAAATAAATCATGCCATTAACCCTATTGGCAGTTGTGAAGTGTACGGCAATCTTTGCGCCGGTAGTTAGTGTAAAACCGGCACACGTCACAACCTTTTCCGCTGTGTTTGCAGATGTGCTAGACGTACCATACCACAGCCCATATGTGTCTATGGCAGTATTAAGCGTTGCTGCATTAATTGGTGAACCAGCTTCCGATACGGTTCCTTCTGCACGGTCAACGTCATATTCATTTGTTCCGCCTGTTGGCGTGAGTGTAACCCTTCCCGGGTGTTCTACAACTCTGTCTTTGAAATAATTCGCCATAAATTCCTCCTAATAACGTCCACCGGCATTAATGTCATCGCCAGCATACAAGTAATTAGTATTAAGCATATCCCCAACATAACGATTAAGCCTTGGCATCTCATCATAAACAACAAACACATCATGACATAGTCTTTCAATTTCCTCTATCACGTTGATATTGTTCCATGTCATATCATACGTTGCTTTATCTTTTGGCGTGTAGCTTAATGCCGTATAAACATTTTCCAAACATGCAAGCAACTCAGCCCAGAAAGTGGTGGTGATAATGTCATCTCGTGTCCAATTTGTTTGACTTATTGCAGAACCTGCTATTGGGATACTAGAATTGACACACGCGTCATACAACCATTTGAGATTGCCGGTTATCCTGTTCATGTCGTTATAGGTCATCCTGGCCGAGCCGCTTGTCCTATCTGTAACAGGTGTAATCCAAGCCATTAAACCACTCCCTTCCTATAGGTTATATCCGCAACTGTTCCACCGGCTTCATGTGTAATTGTGATGTTTTCTAACGTGATCATCTCCAGCGAACCATCAAGCCGCACGAAAGTTACAACATCTCGCGGCTGCATTCTCGGATCACCCTTCCATTTGAACGAGCCTGTTTTTACAGATTTGTCAAACACACTCTCAACAGCCAACCTTGGATACAACTCTTTGATAAATGTTCCATCACTGTTTACAAAATCCATTGATCCGAAGAGCGGCAGCTCAATATCAATAGGTACACCTGTAAGATTGGGATCGCCGTTGTAATATGTTTTTACGGCATTTTCTTCAGACAGCTTATACCCATACACCTTAAGCGCAAACTCTCCGGCGTCAGATTCGATATAACCGCCACTAACGAGTGCGGCCCATGCAGCCGATTGCGTACTCCACACAACACCGGCTTGCCCTGCGGCAAAACTTTCATTCCAATCAATAAACGACGGATATATTATTGCGTAATCATCCGCGCCTATATACGCCAGTAATTCACCGGCGGAATTTGATTTGTTAGCGAGCCCGGTTACGTTTGAATCAAAATTTTGCTCATATGCTTCCTTTGGTCGGAAAAAACCAGTATATGACTCCCCGTGATCATTGACCGGGCCTATTGGCACAAAATATTGTGACTTTCCAATATCTGCGCCAGGTAATCCAACGGCAAAGTTGTATACGTTATCATTCAAATCTATTGCAATTCCGCCGTCCTTGAACCACGTTGCTTCACCGACCTCTGTGCCGTAAAGAATCGGGGAATACAAGATTGTGCCAAATGCCATATCCATTGTTGTCGCATTCACTGCCGTCGTGTATCGCTCTATGCTCTCGTCGACGTTTCCGCAATCTTCTTCATAAATGATATAACCGGGACGATTTCTTGTTGCCCTAAGTCTTGGCCACCCACCGTCAATATAATTGATTGCATATTCTGTTACGTCAGGATCAGAACAAACACCAACTGGAATATCATTTATTGTGATATAGTTGTTTAATGCAGAAATAAATTCCCTGCATGTTAATCCGTCTGGAGAAACAACGCGCCTAGATTCGCTCGTCTGGCTATAAAACGGTTGCCCGATATAGTCATATTCAACATCCACGCCGCAACTCTTTATAAGTCCATACGCGGCATAATAGAGGTCTGTTGGTTTTACCATGGAAGTTGATCCAATCGTAAACGCGGTCAGCTTCTTCTCTAACTTATGTACGGCGTCCACCGCCGTTATTGACAATAGGTTGTTATCCCACGTTGCCTGTCCTTCAAGGTAGAACTTACGCGGTTCGGTCATATCATCCATATAGCCCGCTTGATATGTAATAAGCGTTTCCTCTGGAACAATGGCCAACACTGACGAGATATCAATATCATAATATATATCCGCGTTCAGCTCTGACGCGGGGAGCGTCTGATTGTACCGGCTTAAATCTGAACGAAGCGACAACACAGCTTTAACAATATCTCTATTATCAGCCGTTAAGAAAACGCCGGCCGTTGCTCCGCCAACCTCAATACGCCTTCCCGCCATTGGTGTTAATGTTAAGCTGAACGACCCAGTATTAACATCTCCGAACGGGGTCCATCCGTCATAAAGATTATAAGTTGTTCCGTTGATTGTTGCTGTTTCTGCACCGGTGATGTACATTGAAACACCCTTGTCCGGCCTTGTTAATGAAACATCAATTGAAAATGCTTGGTCAACTGTGCCACGTGCACCAATTTTTCCATTTTCTACCGAAGGCGATACGCTCGAATCATAAAGAACACACGATCCGTCAAGGCTGAATCCATCCCCTTGCAGATCAGCAAGCGCTCGCATCGGATAACCAGCATATTGCTGGTCAAGCGTATTATCCGTTATTTTGGAAGATGCTGAATAATTGGAACAACTTGCCGTTGATTCTGGTGCCACCCACGACATTGTGATCCGCACATTCATCGGGTCTCGTATTTGTTTGGCGTTTTGAGTGTCAATTGACATTTTTGGCCTCCCTTTAGTTGTGGGCGTTTATGAATTTTAATGTTAAACCGATACCACTCCAAGCCACATTCCCTTGCGGATCGGTTAACCTTGTTACCTGCGCCGTGGTTACTGTTGGAATAACCATCTCTGTAACATTCTCGTTGAACTCGTTTGAGAAAGTCATCGCAACAGCGGAGCCATTAAGCCCGATAACCTTCTGTAACTGTGATTGTGGCAAGTTGTCCCAGGTAAGCGACAGGTCCGCATATCTCCAGCCGACAATATCTCCCACCCGTTTTCCCGTGCAGGTTTCATACTCTCCGGCATAAATATATTCTCGGGACAACGTAAACTCATTGCCCCGGAATATTTCTTCACCGTTAAGCGTGATTGTGTTGAACACTCCAATCATTTTGCTCTCCTAACCTATGATTTTTTTGTATTGATCGTACGTTTTAACGACAGTTTCGCCCAGCTGCGGCCCGCTTTCAAACAGGTAGTTCTTGATAACAACCTCGCCACCAGCAGCAGCCCCTTGAAGCATATTATTCATCGCAATACCGTTAACAATGCTATCCGCCATTTTGTTCAGCATGTCCTGCAGCCTGTCAATCGGGATAACCGCCTCAGGGCCGGCTTCACCAACACCGATAACCGACGGGCCGTTAAAGATACCGCCCTTTTTGTACCAGCTTACCGACCATTTCGGAAGTGATCCCTTACCACCAACACCAAACGGAGCTTTGCCACCAGACACCTTGAAGTGCGGAAGCTTCAGGCCTGTAAACACCTTGCCGATAGTCATCGGGAAGAGGTGCTTAATCTTATTCAACGCTGATTTAACTGTTGAGTAAGCATTATTTAGCGGTGTTGTTAGTTTTGACTTGATCCCGTTCCAAGTTGAACCAGCCGCATTGACTGCACTCGCTATAGTTGACCTGATCGAGCTGCTCATCGAGGAGAACACTGTCTTTACCCCATTGGCCGCCGTCTGGGCGAGTTGTTTTATTCTATTAACCGGAACGAATGCATTAACAATTCCGGTTGCCATTGCTTTGGTGGCCGAAGCCATATCGGAAGCGAATTTCTTCCAATCTCCAGACATTAACGCGGAAATTGCGCTAATAGTCTTCGCCAGCGCCCGGATCGTGGCCGCTATGGTAGTTGCCACCCTTTGTATAATCTGTCCGAGCTTGCTTCCCCATATTTCGGTAATGAACTTGGCGATTGCGCTAAACACCTTTTTAAGGTCATTTCCGCTTACGCCTGCGCTCTTCATCGCCGCTTTTATCGTTTTAACGGCATCCTTCACAGCTGCGCTAATCTGCGACCACGCCGCCTTGACAGAGTTTCTGAATGCGTCGCTGTTTTTCCAAAGGAGAACAATCGCGGCCACACATCCAGCAATCGCCGCCGCAGCGATCCCGATAGGCCCTGTTAATGCGGCGAACGCTGTGCCAAGCAGCGGCAGCGCAGAAAGTATAGCGCCTATAGCTGAAGCCAGTCCACCAAAGATGAGGAGTAGGGGCCCGATAGCTGCTGTTATTGCGGCAAGTGCGACAACAACCTTTTTCGCCACAGGTGACATGCTGTTGAACCTTGTTGCGAGCTTTGTTATCCACTCCGCAAACCTTCTAATATACGGTGTAAGAACGTCACCAACGTTAATAGCAAGTCCCTCTAGGGCGGATTTCAAAATCGTTATTGCACCGCCGAGGTTGTCCAGCTGTGTCTGTGCCATCTTTGACGCAGCGCCGCCAGAGTTGGAAATTGCCGCCGACAACTCACTCCACCGTTCAGTTGATGTTCCGAGCAGTGCATTTACTGATTTCAAGTCGCGCTTATTAAAGATTGCAGCGAGCGCCTTCGTCCTCTCTTCCCCTGACAGGCTGTCCAGCGCTTTTGCGAGCTCCGGCATGATCTTCCGCATATCTCGCATGTTTCCTTGGGCGTCGTAAATGCTTATGCCAAGCTCCTTTAACTGGGCTGCAGCCTTACTTGTTGGCGACCCAAGCGAAAGCAGAATATTACGCAGCGCGGTGCCGCCTTCGGCTCCTTTAACGCCGTTATCAGCCAACACGCCGAGCACTGCGGTCAGTTCTTTCGTGCCGCCCTTCATTGACTTGGCAGTTCCGCCAACCGTCAAAATCGCTTCACCCAGCTGTTCAACGCTTGTGTTAGATTTTGACGACGCCGCGGCCATCTGATCAATCAGCTTATTGGTTCCTTTAATAGAAAGACCCAGCGCAGATTGTGAGTCTGTGACCATGTCGGACGCTTTTGCCAACTCCATATTTCCGGCGGCCGCAAGATTCAACACTTTTGGCAGCATTTTGGCCGACGTTTGCGCGTCATATCCGGCCAGCGCCATGTAATTCAAGGCCTCTGCCGCTTCTGTGGCTGAAAACGCTGTTTTCGAGCCCATCTCGATGGCAAGCTCTCTAAGTGATCCGGAAAACCCGTTAATGGTAACGCGCTCATTCTCCATTTCCTTGTTTGTCTTGCCAAGCGTTGCGGCAACCTGTGACATCGCCTTGTCAAAGTCGATTGTTTTCTTGGTTGCTGCTGCTAAACCCGCCGCAATTGGCGTTGTAACGTACATCGTCATTGAACGCCCGGCGTTTCTCATTTTCTGACCAAGGTTTGTCAGTTGTTGTGAAAGCGCAGCAAGCTTAACATTATTCAGCTTTTTAAGCTCAAGCTCAAAATGCTTCAGTTTTGATTCCGTAGTAATGATTTCTCTTTCGAGTTGCCTATACTCTGCGGAATGTTTGTCTGCCCCAGGTGTTGCGAGGAACTCCTTCTGTGCGTTTTTCAGGGCAATAAGCTTGTTTCTTGTCTCGCCGACCTTCTGCGCTAACACTTGTTGTTTTTGTGCAAGTAAAGCCGTATTGCCCGGATTAAACTTAAGCGCACGGTTGATATCCTTAAGCTCCTTGTCGGTCTTGCGGGCTTCTTGGTTCATCTGGCGGAGCGCTTTTTGAAGTTTTGTTGTGTCGCCGTTAAATTCAACGGTTATGCCTTTAATTGAACCGGCCATTTTCTAACCCCCGATATGCTTTAGTTTGTTGTAATATTCTTCGTTCATTTCCTGCTCGACGCTTTTAATGTGCGGATGTGCTGGTGTTCGACCTCCGCCTTTGTTCGCGTGACCGTATTCCAGTAAGTGAGCCAATCCGGGGGCCTTGTTGTTATATACAACACTGCTAACACCATGTAATCCGCCCGGTTGCTTTTTTGCCGTCCATCCAGACGCATATTTACCGGTTCTTTTCGGCGACACACTTTTCAATTTTTTCGCACATTCACGGCCAGTTTGTGTTGTGATTTCCCCGACTTCCCTATTGAATTCACTGTCAAACTGTTTCGTGATCTCGTACATTTGCTCGTTTATAGATTTAGCCATGTCATCACCCTAACAGCGCGTCAATATCGGCTTGCGTAGCCTCTCTCTTGTGAACAGTTTCGCGCTCTTTCTTCTCTCGGTCTGGGTCCATAACTTTATCGTACTCAATGATGTAATCAACTATTTGACCCATTTCCATAGACATTATTGCGTCGTACGAAAGTTTTCTTTCGGCTCCTGCGATGTATATCGTGTCTAATCCGACTGGCGCAGACTCTTCAGTCCCTTCAGGAGCCTCATCCCGTTTTTTGAGCTTACCGAGGATTCAACGATCGCAGTAAACAGTTCGGGAATCACCACATCGAGCGGGAAATTGTCGAAACTATTAAAGAAGTCTTCAGGTCCGCCAATGCTCTTATCAGCGTTATAAGCCATGGCCCACAACACCTGGTAAACTGTCGTAATTTCCATTCCTGCCAGCTTGATGAATGCGTCTGTGATGACTTCATCATCCATCATATTTTTAACATTCCCGGCATTGATTTCTGTTTCGCCGCTCTCGAGAAGAGACGCAAGCGCGCCAACAACAGATTCCACAATTGGCATCAAATCCGGGAAAATATCATGCCCAAATCTATTCTTATATGCAAACAGCCATCCGGCGGAAGTATTCAACTCCACTTTCTGGCCTTCAAATTCGATTGTCTTAATCATGTATTTTTCCTCCCATAATCAGAATTATAGTGACTTCCCGGGGCGAGAGTTTCCCAGCCCCGGGTTATCTTGACTTCACCATGCGGGGAACTTCCCCATCATTGGTTGTCGTTGCAATTAGGTTGTGTGCGGTACCGGCGGAGTTGTAAAAATTGTCGTATAGACGGAACTTCCATCTGTATACGCCGCACGGGTTACGCCAGTCTTGTTGTCGCCATTTACGGTAAACGGCAGTGTCGCGGTTGCAGGCTCAACAGAATCCTCGGTAGTATTGTATTCTCTACTGATCTGTCCGATAGAGACGTTGTAGAAAATACCCCTGCGGGCCTTGTCGTCACCCTCTACCTGGAACGCAAAGTATACGTTTTTATTCTGCTTGCCCTTAATCTGCGCAATTCCACCGTCGGCCAGCTGGCTGTAATTCATAAAGGTTGTTTTGAATGTGTCATCAAACAGCGCGTTCTCAATCTCGCCACTGTAACCGTTATCGGAATAACCCGACCAGTATGTTACATTGTCAGCATAAAACTTATTCTCATTTGTCTCTGCGTCCATGCTGATCTTCACTGTTCCCGGGATAGCATACGGAGTTCCCAGAGTTACTGAGCCGTCAGTTCCGACAATGTACTCGCCAATGTGAAGATTGGAGACGCCGTACATTACTTTATTAGCCATTAAAAGCCTCCTTAAAATGTGTAGTAAATTTCAAATACGTCCTCGGCATCAATATAAATGTCTTCAGACTTCTCATACTTGAACCCGTTTGAAAGTAACAGCGCTTCAATCTGCCCCTCAAAATCCGGGTCCTTTTTCTTGAAATAATATTCAAGCCGATATCGATCAGCTGTTACGTAATAGGTGTTGTCGGCCTCGAATTGATCTTGCCCTGCACCGAGCAATACAAGGTACGGAACCGTTACCGGTTTTGAGTGGTACCCATACGCAATCGGCTTACCAAGCGTTGCTAGTGTCTGATACATTGTCATCCTTCATTCACCCCCTGATTGTCAGGTTCAGGCGCCGGCTCTTCATTGAACCCGGCTCTTTCCTCGCACACAAGGTTAACAGTGTCACGGTTGCCGTCCCAATCGACACGAACAACGGTATACAGTTTTCCTTCGTGCTCCAGAACCTTTTCGCCTTGATAATCCTCCGTGTTGGAGATTCTAAAGGTTTTCGACGGATGCAGGCCAACCTGTGACGCATTATAGAACTCACTCTCATAAACTCCACGCTGTTGTGCGAATATTTCACGGTCTGTGGTGGTTTTGATTTCGTTCCCATAATCGTCATGGGTGATGACTGGTTCTGATTTCAACGTTATTACCGTATCAAACATTACTCACCATCCCCAATCCAGATTGTGTAACCAGTGCAGGTAGACAGCTGCGCTTTCTGCTCGTCGTAGCTCTTCTTAAACTTATAATAGTCGTTCTGTGCCACGTTGCCGAAGTTCATCTTGCAGTATGTAATTACCGCCTGCGTTACCAGCATATCCGCATTGGTTGTAAGAACCTCCGCTGAAATATCAGTTACGCCAAGATCGAGCAACGCCGCACTAATGAGACCGTTAAGCTCATCATTATAGGCTTCCGTTTTAATTCTCAGCGCTTGCTTCACTTTCGCCAGCATTTTCCGCCTCCTGCCTCGCTTGGTATTCAAGGAAAAAGTTTCTCGTTACTGTGTGATACCCAATATGTCCAAGAGATATTGTCGGATCACACCAAATTCGATAGCCGCACTCACGGGCCCGGATACAGAGCGCAATGTCTTCTCCGGCTCCCATGAAAGGCGTAAACATTTGCTTGTACTTTGCGAATACTCCCATAAAGACCTCGGTTTTCATCAGCACACAGCCGAAGCCGCAACCGCCGATTTCAAACAGTTCGTTGTCAATCCTTGAGAAGTCTGACCAGATGATACCCTCATCGGTGCGCTCGAGCCTATCGAACAACACCGGCGTGTAGGGCTCAACTCTCCTAAAGTACAGGCCACTTACAATGTCCACGTCATCTCTCTCCATGTGCTTCATCAGCCTCTGGAGAGTGTCCGGCGGGAAGGTCATATCGCTATCAAACCACATAACGTAGTCCGCTTCGCTTTTAATCGCTTCCCTTGCGATGTCGTCCCGCGCGGCGTATATCAACGAGCCAATTTTGAACATAAGGCCAAGCTTACACTCTGGTGCTCCTACCGATGTCAGCCGCGCGAGCGAATCCGCAAATTCTGCGGGCACCTGATTCATACAGGGCACGCCAATCAGTACTTTTTTCATGTTTTCCTCCCTTCCCGCCGGATTTAATTATTTCGTGATCTTCACGAAGGCGCCCGGCTGGGTTACGCCAATGCCAATGTACTCACGACCCAGAATCTCAACCAGATCCTCTTTCTTCTTGCTCATCTCGTCGAACTTGAAGTCGATTCCCTGACCATTCGGGAAGTTCGCAGTTACGCCACCCAGGTCTCCAACGATCGCATAAGTGTTACCAGTTGTCGCAGCGCTGTAAGCCTTGATGGTGTTGTTAAAGATGACCGGGCATCCTTCAAAGATGTCGGTGCTAAAGTTTCCACCATACTGCACACCCTTGAACGCGGCAAAAGTCTGCTTGTTCATGATGATGACCGGATTGTTCACCTCGTCGGACAGCTGACCCAGAGCGGTAGCAACGGTAGCCTGACCAATGCTGGCCTGAACAACCTTCGGAACACCAACGCAAGTGGTTGTGGAAACGGTTCCGCAAGCCTCGATCTGAACGATGACCTCATCGGCAGCCTTCTTGGCAATCCGATATGCCAGCTCTTCATAGATGTACTGCAGGAACGCCTCACCACGCAGGTCATACACCTCGTCAGAAATGCTGATCCACTTTTTGATGCTTCTCGGCTGAATAGTCACAACGCCCAGCACCAGGGTCTCTTCGGCAACAGCCTCGCCGCCCTCAGTGTGGAACGCAGCGTCAGTACCACTAATCTCAAAACCAACCTTCAGGTTGCCCTTGATGAAGGTTTTCCGAACCTGAGACATGATACCCTCGTTCTCCCAAGCGTGACGAACGATGTCTTCAACAACTGTGGGAACCGGAACAGAACCGGACACGTTTTCGGTGAGCAGCGCACGGCACTCAGTATCATTCTCGCTCTTAATGTACTCTGCAAAAGCGTCAACATACTCAGCAGTGTTTCTTACTTCCATGTTTGTCATTTTTCTCTCCTCTGTTTTGACAACTTCTTCGATAACTTCAGTT